CCAACCACACCTATGTCTACTTCTACTTTTTTTATTTTGTTTTTTTGTTCTGATTGGATTTTTTAAATAATTACTCAAAGAAGCATAGAATCTCAACTTCCTAACGTATTTTAGAAAGTACAAAAAATAAGAGTGCTAAATTCTTAATAAAATATATTGATGTTCTTCTATGCTTTTTTGAATAATCTTAAGACAACTCTTTTCAATTGCCATTCGCTCTCTCGAATCATTTTTTATACTCTCAGACTTTGAATGCGGTTTGAGTTTTGTTGATACTTTCAACTTAATAGAACCATATGAATATGACTCTATAAATTGAAGTTAAATCTGTGCTTCTAAAAGTTTACATAGCTTCATATCTCTAATTTCGATTTCTTTTTTGATTTCATCTTGCATTAGTCCATTAAGTCTTTTTTGAAGTTCATATTTTTCTTGTAGAATGATTGAGGCTTCACTAAATTTGTCAACTCTCCAATATCCTCTAACTGCTTTAGTTCTTAAAAGACCATTTTTATTTTCTTCTAAGAAGCCACCTTTAGGTAAAAACTTTTCAACTTCTTGTAAGAAAAGTGCTTTTTGATTTTCAAGTTCTTCAACTTTATTCATAAGAAGCATTAATCTTTTATTGTCTAGTCTTGCACCTACAACTATTGCTTGTTTTTTATTTAAAAGGTAAGTTTCTAACTCTCTAAATCCAAAACCCGTTTTTTGCTTACTCGCAATTTTGTCGACTAAGCCGAAGCTTATTTCTTTTGCAAGAGATTCAACTTTTTTCATAGATTTACTATGCTCTAGCAAATTAATGCCTTGTTCTTTTCTCTCATTATTAATCACATCAAGTATCTCTTTTAATGTAATTACAAAAGTTTGTTCTTCTAAAATGTTTGGAAGTTCTAATTTGCTCATCTTTTAAATCCTTTCTAATTGTTTTGATAAGTGTATAGTAACTAAAATCCCCTACATTGTCAATAGTTTTAGTAATTTAATTCCCTTAAATTGTAAAATTTGCATCTATGCGGATTGAATATCCCCTAGAAAAGGGATATTATTTATTTAAAAAGTGAAGTATTATTTGAAAGATTATCTATGTATAGTAGTTTAGCAGTTTTTTTATTAGGCTCTGTTTCAGCTGAGAATTCGACTTTATCGCCTATTTTGTAGAGTTTAGAAAGAATATCAGCTCTTATTCTTTCATTTGCATTGCATATTAGACCAATAGTATTTCCACTATCAAAACTTACTCCTATTTGTGTTTGACTCTTTGAAGCAGATAAAGAGAAAATAGTTCCTTTATTATTTACTATTTCAACATTTTCTTTTGATAAAATTTTTCTAAGCCTGACATATCCATCTTTAGCTTTTTTATTGTCTATGTATAATACTTTTCTAAAGTTTTCATCATCATTTTGTATTGTTAGTTCTACATCTTCTTTCTCATTACTTATTGTTTTTAAAAGTTTTTGGATGCTTTTTATATAAGAAACATCTGTGTTTATAGTATCTCCTGAAATAATATTATTTAGAATACTAATATAATCATCATAGTTTTTTTCATTCCTATGCTCAAAAAGTTCTTCTTGGTCAAAACTATCATTTATAGTGATAGATACCTTAAAAGAGGATATTGAAGTATGTTTAAAATCAAAACTAACTCTTTTACCAAACAAGCTATTCATAGAACTCTTTACGCTAGAAAGTGTATTTATAAGAGTGTCTAGATGAATAGTTGTTTCTTTTGTTGCTTCTTCTGTTTGAAATGCTATATCAAGATTTGTCATTTTCTAACATCCTGTTTATCATGTTCATTATCATGTCCTTATCAATGTCACTCAATTTATTATATTTAACATCTACTTCACTTACTTTTGGTGGCTCTAACCCCTCTAGAAGCTCAAAGTAATGAACTCCTAGTATCCTACTCATAGCATAGATAACTGCACTACTTGGTTTTGCCTTTCCTTGTCTGTATTTTTTGAAAGACTCATCCGTTAGACTAAAACCAAAGTTTTCAATTTGCTTAGACCATAGCTTTGCAGTCATTTTTGGAATATGAGCATCAGATAACAATTTGAATTTTTCACAGTCTATATCGCCTATCATTTCACACCTCCATTCCTTTATTGGGATAATATCTATTTTTTAGGTAATTAAAATACCTTTTACCCTTGACACTTAAGGGGATTTTAGTTACTATGTTACTTATGAAAAGTATATTAATAAAACAAATAACCAACACTATTAAAAAATCAAACGATAAGAGTGATATGGAAAGAGCTGAAAATCTAGCAGGAAAATATTTAAGAGGGGTTGCAAGACCATCTTATGAAAATATTATCCTTATAGAAGAAAAGCTTAGTATTCCATTTACGGCTTGGAAAGATATTAAATCCTTTCTTTCTAATAACAATACTACCACTAAAGAAGGTAACACTTCAAGAGTACAAGGGTAACACATGAGCGACAAGTATGATATATCAAAGAGTTTTAAGATAAGCAATAAGAATTTAGAGAAATTAAACTACTTGGTTCAAGCTAAAAACTTTAAAAATGATAGTGAAGCGATGCGATTTTGTGTTGACTTAGTTGTAGCTTTAAGTAAAAAAGATTTACTAACAGAAGCTACTGCAAAACTAATTGAAGATATGGAGTAAAAAATGATTTACTACATAGACGGACAAAGAAAAGACATAAAAATTCCAACTGTTAAAAAATAGCTTTAATAGAACCATTTTCCCGACATCGGCAAGATGGTTTGTTTAAGGCTATTCCCTCTCCACGACCAAAATTTGAGGGAATAGTTACACGACATAGTGCGAATCTATTTTATATAGTTTTCGCTTACAAGAACTTTTATAGAAGTCTGTTCTGTTCTTAAACCCTCCAAAAGTTTGAGGACGGACTTCATATTTCTATAAGACGATAATTTCTTTTGGAGGGAATTATGAGCATAAACGAACAAACAAACCTTTTCACAGAAAAGCAAGAAACTACCAAAGTTGAAGAAGCTACACAGAAAAGAACTTCTAAAATTAAAACAGAATTACACAATGACAACTTTCAAAACTTTAAAAGATACAACATCCCAAGAGCAAATCTAGTAATTGCAGATATTCCATACAATTTAGGGAAAAACGCATATGGAAGTAGTACAGAATGGTATGTAGGCGGAGAAAATAAAAACGGAGAAAGTAAAAAAGCAGGAAAAGCATTTTTTAACAGTGATTATAATTTTAATATTGCTGAATATATGCACTTTTGTAGCAAATTATTAGTAAAAGAGCCAAAAGAGAAAGGCAAAAGTCCTGCAATGATTGTTTTTTGTTCTTTTGAACAAATGCCAATGGTTGCAGAATATGGAGTCAAGCATGGCTTTAAAAATAGTTATCCTATTTTCTTTATTAAAAATACATCAGGACAAGTTCTAAAAGCAAATATGAAAGTAGTTGGAGCTACTGAATATGCAGTTGTTTTATATCGCGACAAATTACCAAAATTTAATAATGGTCGGCAAGTTGGAGAAAATGGTAAAAACATTAGAGGAACTGGCAAGATGATTAAAAACTGGTTTAATTGGGAAAAAGACGACAAGAAGATTTATCCAAAAATTCATCCTACACAAAAGCCAGTTGCAGTATTGAAAAAACTCATTGAAATATTCACAGATGAAAATGACATAGTAATTGACCCATGTGCGGGGAGTGCAAGTACATTAAGAGCTTGTAGAGAATTAAATAGAAATTCATATGGATTTGAAGTATCAAGAGATATTTATAAAAAAGCAAAAGTAGAAATGCTAGGAGCTTCATTATGAGTGTTAGACCTACAAGTATCAGAGCATACAACGAAATCAAAGCAGACGGAACCTTAAGTTTCCAAGAGCAGTTAATTTTTTCATATATTGAAAGAAATCCTAAAAAGACTAGAAAACAAATAGCGAGAGCTTTAGAAATCGATGTTTCAAGTGTTGCAGCAAGAGCAAACAAATTATTAGAGAAAAGATTAATAACAGATGCAACTAAAGGCAAGTGTCCTTTAAGTGGTAAAACTGTTGGACTTTTGGAGGTGATGTAATGGAACTTAAAGATTTACAGCATATCAGCAGAAAAAATGGTCTTTATCTTTTAATCAAAGATGGAAAAATTGTTTATATAGGGCAATCAGGAAATATATATACTAGAATTTTAGAGCATTTAACAGAAAAGAAAAAATATTTTGACCTTGTTATCCCAATTTATAACGAAAATAAAACATTAACTGAAATAGTAGAAGTAGGGTTAATTGATATGATGAAACCTACTTATAATAAGTTAGTTATAGATAGAAAAGTATTTTTTATGACACTACCATATATAGTAAAAAAAGAAACAACGACCTTTAGTATTGAAGACTATGAAGTTTTAGTAGAAAATGCCTTTAGTGCTTTAAAATACTCTGCTAATAAACATGGGGTTTCACTATGAAAAAAGAAACACCAAGTTACTACGCAATTATCCCTTCTAATGTTAGATATGACAAAACACTAAAAGCAAATGAAAAGCTTATGTATGGAGAAATCACTTGTTTAACTCAATCAACAGGAGAGTGTTTTGCTTCTAATAATTACTTTGCAAAACTATATGAAGTATCAAAGGAAACTATATCAAGATGGATTAGTAATTTAAAAAAACAAGGCTATATTGATATTAAAATTACCTACAAAAAAAACTCTAAGACTATTGACAAAAGAATCATTACCCTATTGACGAAAAAATCAATAGGGTATTGCGAAAATAATCAATACCCTATTGACGAAAAAGTCAAAGATAATAATACAAGTATTAATAATACAAGTATTAATACTTATGAAGAAGTGTCTGCTCTTTGGAATCAATTTGCTATTAAACATTCTAAATCAAAGATAATTAAATTATCATCTACTAGAAAGAAAAAAATAGACCAAAGGGATAAAGATTTTAAAGACTTATTAGTTTGTGTGAAAATAGGATTAGAAAAAGCATCTAATAGTGACTTCTTATTAAATTCTGATTTCTTCTCTTTTGATTGGCTATTTATGAATGATAATAATCTACTTAAAATACTAGAAGATAAATATACAAACAAAAATGAAGAGTGGGGAGGTTTTTAATATGAGCATTAACCTAACACAATCAGTAAATGACTATCAATTCAGATTATCATTAGAACAAGCAATATTAACTACTCTTTTATTCAAAGACCTTTCTTTAGATAAAGACTTTGATAAATACCTAGACTACAAGCTAGATTATAAACTATTTAATTCTAACCAAACTAATAAGCTAGTGGCAAAAGCTATTCATAATTTTAATGAATCAGAACAACCATACGATGAAGAAACAATTGCAAGATATATAAGCAAGTACACACTTCTAAATCAAAACGAATATGTAGATATTTTAGCTAAGAAACCAATTTCATATCCAACCTTTGTTGAATTTGTAAAAACTTTAAAAGAAATGCACAGAGAAGAAAAGATTGCAGAAATGACGAAGGGGCTGTAATGAGTAAAAATGAACAACTAGACCCATATGTATTATTACAAAATACAAACAATGAATTAACAAGTTTGCTTACAAGATATGCAAATAGTCCAATTGAACTTGCAAAAACTAAAAGAGAAATACACAAAAACAAAGTAAAGATGTATGACCTAATTTTACAAGAAGATAAAGTAAGAGTAGGAAGCAATGCAAGAGACTTTTTAGCAAATGTTAAAGCTATGCCAAAAATGGTTAAACATGGAACAGGAATAGAAGCTTTAGATTATCAGTTAGATGGTGGATTTGCTACTGGTATATTTATTCAATTAGCTGGTGAAAGTGGCGTGGGGAAAACTACACTACTTCTTGACATCATTTGCAATTGTTCAGAGGGTTACAAATCAGCCTTTTTTAACTTTGAAATGGGTGATAGACTTTTAGCTAATAAACTAAATAAAAAGAAACTATCAGAAAAGCAACTTACTAACTTATGGATAAATTCAGATACTAGAAATTTAGATGATTTAGTAATGGAAATCGAATTATTAAACAAAGATGGTTATAAATTCTTTGTAATAGATTCAAAAATGAAAATAGAGGTGTCAGGGAACGAGCCTACGCACGAGAAAATATCAAGACTATCAAATACGCTATCAAAACTAACTCAACAACGTGACATCATCATAATGCTTATTAACCAAATAAGTGAAGAAGATTTAAAAGGCAAAAGACTTTCTATGAAAGGAAGTGGCGACCAGAAATATGATGCTGATATTGCATTATTCTATGTAAAAGATAAAGACAATAAAAGAAAACTAATTTGTAGTAAAAATAGACAAGATGAAAAGACTTTTGAAATCGAATTAATTATAGGAAATGATGGAGTAACTAGAGGTGTTGGAGATTCAGAAATCCCAATTATTAGAGAATACCAAAGCGACAATAGCTTTTTAAATGGGGTTATATAATGGCAAAAAGACAAAGCACTCAAACAGATGTAATAAATGATTGCAGTTTATGTTGTAACGCTTTTAAACTACCGAATGATGATTACAAGCTGCATTGTACGACTTTCTGCAAAGATTTAGAATTCCCTAAAGTTTCAAGCAGAGTTGGAACTGCAAAGAATTGTTGGATGTACAGAGAAAGAAAGGCAAGAGTATGAGTATCAAAATAGACCCACGAGGAAATTTAAAAGAACTTTCTGCTCAACTTGGAAATTCAGAAGCATATTTCTCTGTAGTAAAAAATAAAACACCTGAAAAATTTGATTATATATTTTCATTTGATTTTAACTACTCAAAATCTCTTAATATGTACATAGCAAAAGTGGAACGATTACTTTGTGATATTGAAAAAGTTATAAGAAAAGTAAAAAGATATAGCAGGTATGGGAATTTGTGCAAAGAACTTGGACTATCAAACATGGCTAACACTAACAGGACACAAGTTTTTAAACAAGAAGAAAAAATTATCTATCAAATCAGGCCAAACGATTCAGATTTCTTGAAAATATATTTTAATCATATTCAAAGATGGCAGACAATCCTTGAATATTTAAAGGAAAATCCAGAAGAAGAAAAAGAACTTTATAAACCTGAACGACTGTTTGATGAAGGCAGAAGAAAAGTAAAGGCAGTCGCATGAATGATATAAAGATACCCATAGCAAAAATAATACAAGACAAGGGAAGAAGATACGCACTATTAAGAAGACTTAGAGCTTATGACTCAATAGGTGAAATCTTTTTAGTTGAGCAACGAGCATATAGTGGAAGAAGAGTTATGACGAAAATGAGAGCTTATTCTATAAATGAAATCAATGATGTTATTTCAAAAATACAAAGCAAATATGACAAAACAAAAAGACAAGCTTATATGGAAGCGATAGGGAATCTGAGCGAACTTGTATTGTTAATGAAGAGATACAAGGGGTTAGTGTGAGTGTAAAAATAGGTCTTGTTTATATGGTGATAGTTGTTCTATCAAATTATTTAGTGCAATTTAGAATAAACGATTGGATTACATGGGGAGCGATATTATTCCCAATAGGGTTTTTACTTACAGATGTAATAAATGAAAAATACGGAGAAAAAATTAGTATAGATAGTTTAAGAATGGGGATACTATTTGCATTTATTCCTACATTAATTTTAGTAGATTATAGAATTGCGGTAGCTAGCTTAATAGCATATTTTATATCTCAATTTGTTGATATAAAAGTGTTTGTTTATCTTAAACAAAAGTATAGCAATCTATGGTATTTGAGAAATAATGTATCAACTTTCATATCTCAATTTATTGATTCTTTCTTGTTTTTCTTTATTGCTTTTTACGGGAATATGAATTTAAAAACAATATTCACTTTGTCATTAGGGACATTAGGAATAAAATATTTAATAGCAGTACTTGATACACCTATCTTTTATGTGCTAACTCAAAGAAAGAAAAATGATTAAATATCACGGAACACCTATAACTCCTATGAGTGTATTTGAAAAAGCAGTTACAAATAAAAATGTGCTTATTTCTTTTGCTCATAGTGGAGATTTAAATAGAGCTCTAAAGTTATGTAATAAGATTTGTTTAGACAATGGAGCATTTAGTTTTTGGACTAAAGGGAAAAAGGTTGATTGGAATAAATACTATGAATGGGTAGAAAGCAACTATGAAAGAATTGAATTTTTCATTATTCCTGATGTTATAGATGGGACAGAAGAAGAAAACGACAAACTAATAAAAGAGTGTAAATTGTCAAAAGGAATCCCAGTTTGGCATATAGCTGAAAGTATGGATAGATTAAAAAGACTTATGAAAGATTTTGATTATATTTGCTTTGGAAGTAGTGGAGAATTTGGAGAACTTGGAACAGAAAAGTGGCACAAAAGAATGAATGAAGCTATGAAAATCGTTTGTGATGAAAGTGGAAAACCAAAAGTTAAAGTTCATATGCTTAGATGCTTAGATGCAAAACTATTTACACAATATCCTTTTTATAGCGGTGATAGTACAAATTTAGCAAGAAACCACGCAAGAGATGGTTGGCACAATATTTTAAAAAGAATTGAGCCTTATTTTAGTCCTGAATCTTATAAATTCAAGACTTATTATGAAACAGGGAGTTTATTTTAATGAGTGCAAATACATTTGTAAAACATAAAACTTGGCAAGAAATACAAGCAGAAAAAAAAGATTCAACAGAAGCAATAAGCCACATAGTAAAAAAAGAGCAAGAAGAATTGAATTAGAAGATAGATTACACAAAGAATTTTTAAAAGGGAAAGAAAATGGGATTTAAACAATCAATTGGATTAGAGTGGACGGACTTAGTGGAAAAGCCCGTAATGAAAGAGATTGAAAACGAATCTGCTAACAATGGTGGAGATACGGACTACTACGATATTCCTAAAAATGCTTTAGTTCTTCAAGACTTAATAGAATATAAGAAAATGAATTTTAGCCAAGGAAACATAGCTAAAGCAATTTATCGAATGAATGATTACAGCCACAGTTCCGCGGTTAGAGATTTGAATAAAATCATATGGTATGCACAAAGAGAGTTGGAGAGGTTATCAAAATGACTTACAATAAATGGATAAGTAGTTTAACAAAAGAAGATTACGCATGGTATTACGCAATGTATTCAGGTGATATGAAACTTGCTTATGAAAATGAGTGCGAAGATAAATGAGTTTCAATCAAAAGCCTAGGCAAAAGAAGTGTAGATACTGTGGTGATAAATTCACACCATTTAACTCACTTCAAGCCTTTTGTTTCAAATCTTCTTGTATATCTGCACACAATGAAGCACAAAGAGCCAAGAAAGCAAATAAAGCTAAGAAGGAATACAAAAAGCAGGACAAATCTTTGCAATTGAGATTGGCACAAACAGTAGTAAACAAATATGTAAGGCTTAGAGATTTGAATAAGCCTTGTGTATCGTGTGGACATATTGAAGGTAGACAGTTTCATTCTGGACATTATGAAAGTGCAGGAGGAAATCAACAACAAAGATTCTACACATTAAACATATGGAAACAATGCAGCATTTGTAATAATCATTTGTCAGGAAATTTAGTGCCATATAGAAAGAATTTAATTAAAAAGTTAGGGTTAAAGAAAGTAGAAGAGATAGAGAATAATCACGAGAGAGGAAACTATACAGTTAAATATCTGCATAGGTTGATAAGAGTTTTTAGGAAGAAGATTAAATTATATGAGAGGAAGTTTAGATAATGAGATATGACTTTAAATGTAATAACGATAAGTGCAAAGTAGATACTAAAGAAGTAATTTGTAGCTACTCAGAAATAGATGTGCAAGTATGTGAGTGTGGGGAAAAGATGCAGAGATTGTATTCAGCACCAATGATTAAGACCAATGACGGAGTTAAAGGGTAGCCCCTTGATTTTAAGTATTACAGAAAATAGGGAAAATAAATGAGAATAGCATCTGATAAAAACAAAGCACCGAAGCAAATTCAAAAAGATATTAGGGACAGGGTTCTACTTCTTAAAGGTGTTGTTGATTCTATAAATAAGTATAAGCCTATTTTCACTAAAGAAGAAATATTGAAAACATTAATCCAAAGTGGTTTTGTAGACCCTATTGAGTATAGCTTAACCGAAATCTCAATCATAAGCGATACTTCAATTACTACATTGTGGAGAATACAAGAGAGTGCTATGGAATCTTTAAAAGATGAACATTTACAAATACTAGAAAAGGTTTCAGATTATGTTGATATTTAAAATACTAATTTATATGATATGGATAATAGGAACTTCTTATCTTATCCATGAAGAAGCAGGAATAGTTACAGCAGTTGTTATTTTCACACAAACTATTATGATTTTATCAATTGCACATCAGCAAGGGAATGATAAGCATAAGGGTAGGGGGGTGTCTCTATGATACAGGGAAACATCAGAAATAAATTCCTGATTAAAAAAGAAAATAAATACATAATCAATAGAGAAGAAAAACAGAAATTCTATGGATTATCAATATGGAAAAGAAAACTAAGAATATATCATTTAAGAGAAGAACCATTGTGTCAAATGTGTTTAGCTAAAGATAAAATTGTAAGTGCTTCTGTTGTCGACCACATAATTCCTTTTGAAAACCAATACGATGATTTGGCAACCGATACTGAAAACTTTAGTTCCTTGTGTCATTCTTGTCACTCAGTAGCAACTACAAGAGAAACTGCAAAACCTTTTTATACTTTTGAAAACTATGACGAATGGATTAAATATAAATATAAATCAAAAATAGAACTAGGAATTGATGGATATTATTTCTAAATCATAAACTAGCATTTTCACTCACAAACGAAAACTCAAAATTTTGGTCGTAAGCATCCCTATATATGAAAAATATAGAAAAAACACATGAGAATATTAACTTTGAAATAATAATCAATATCAATAAAGAAACATCAAAAAACATTGGAAATAATCAAAAAAAAGCTCTGAAAGTCCCTAAAAATTGGAATCTATCAATAAAATAATTTTTGCTATTCTTGGAAAAAGATGTCATAATTTCGGTACAAAAAAATTAAAAGGTGGACGAAATGAAAACAATTACAAAAACAGAAGATTTAGGACTTTTAACAAAAGATGAACTTAGTTTAATAGCGTATAAGCTATTTAGTAAAAGGTTAACAGGTAAAAAGAGTGTTTTTATATATGACTTAAAAAGAGAATTATTAAATTACGGAATAGCTGCATATAATATTGAGCTAATAAATATGATTTTAACATCTAATTACAAAGAGTCAAAAGAGACTATAAAGAGTGAGCATATCTTAATGTTAAAATATTTATCTACATATGAAAAATTTTTATATAAATATTTGTTGGGATATGAAAAACTATATGAAGACAAAAAACACAAGATAGAAAAGTATTTGCTAGATAACGAATATATTTCTAATGACCAAATGAATACTAAGTGCGATAAGAGAATACGCGAAAGAGATTACTCTTTAATTATTCCTTCTACAGGCTTTAAAAAACTTACACAGTTAAGAGAAAATACTTTAATTTGTCACTACTGTGGAAAGCATTACAAAGAAAATACTAACGATGGCTTTTGTCATAATTGTACAGGTTCGGAGTTTCTAGAAGAAAAAGATTATAAACTTCTTGAATTATTTCCAATATCTCAGAAATGGAAAAATAAAAAATACTCTTCTATTCCTTTAAAATTAATAGAAGAAATCAAAGAAAAAAGACTTGCAACAAAAAAAGCAAATATTATTAAAGAAATACAAGATAATAAAAAGCAATTAATTAAAAAGATAAAAGAAATAAACAAAGAAGGTGAAGTTTTACAATATCTTTTAAATAATCAAGACTTTGCTTTGCTGCACGGTATTTATATTTTTTATAATCATATCAACACTTTAAGCTTTAAATTTAGAAGTGAGAAAATGACAGAATCACTAATTAATCTAGTGTGCAAAAATAAAAAGAAGATGGAAAAAGACTTAAATATAAAAGTAGAGCTATAAAATGAAAAATATATTTAAGAAAATAAGTGATTTTTTGAGATGGGTGGATTCTAAAATATTAAGTCTTGGTGAGGCTATACTTTAGAATCTAATGAATTATAACATAAAAATAAAAAGGTGTAAGTTATGAAAAATTTAAATTTAAAATTTGGTGGGTTTTATGGTTCGATACATGAATCAAATATTGATATGATGGTGGAAGATTATTATTACAATGAAAATTATGAAGATAGAGATATAAATTATCCTTTAATTTTTGAAAAATATTCAAGAGCATATCTTGGCATTTTTCAGGAATGGTTACAAGATGAATATTTTAAAAATTGTAAATTGCATTTTGTTTATTTATTCTCTCCTACTTACTATAATTATAGAACTGATGAAATCAACATAAATATATCGAATGATTTAGAGTATAAAATATATCATTTGTTAATTAGAGATGTTGTTTTTTTAGGATATTTAAAAGAAGAAACAACATCTTTCGATGGTTACATCTCTTTTTATTCATTTGATGAAGTATTAAAGAATAAAGATAATATTTTTGCTTCATTTGGCTTGAATTATTTAGTTGATAAGTTTAATGATGAAGATTTTGAACAGTACTACGATATAAATAATTTATATGAATTATTATATCAACTTAAAACAATTGAAACAGAAAAAGGGGCTTAAAATGTTTTTTATAAAAGTTTTTTTTGATTCAGTCTTAATACTGTTTGTTATTTGTATATTAATAGCTATATTTATTTAGTAGATATTAAAATAATAAGTAATATAATAAAAATAAAAGGATTTTAAGATGAAAGCACAAATGACACTATTAGAATTAAGTAATATTTTAACTAGCAAAGGCTATCCAGATATATTTGACTTTCAAGTCGATGGAGATATTCTTGATTTAGAAGAAATGAAGGGAAGTCTAGCAGATGAAGAAGGTGATGAAATCGTATATTTTGAAGTCATTAAAATAGGTGATGATAAACATCTAGACACAATTATTGAAATAGATTTAGATGAAGTCAAATACATATATTGTAATAAATAAAAAAAGGATTTAAGATGTTAAAAGATAGATTTGAAATTGAAGATTATGAAATTAAAAGTGGTGGTGGGACTACAGTTGACGCTATTATTATCCCTGAGTTTGAATTTGGAGAAATTGACCATGGTCAAAATTTATATGGATATATAAATTATGGGGATTCATATACATTAGCATGGCACGAAGGACAATTCACGGGTTTAGAAACAGATGAAAAAATGACTGTTTCTGAATTTGGTGAAGATAAAAAGGAGGTTGAGAAATTTGCAGAAAAAAAAACGCTATGGTGGAAAAGAGTAGATAGAAAAGAAGTCGAAGAAATATTAAGTGATTATCAAATCGAGTTTAAAAAAGAAGATTTAGAAGATAAAGACTATTGTATTTATTCTTTATTTTAAATCTGTATAAACTAAAAAAGGTTAGATATTAAATTATCTAACCTTTTTTTATGTTCAATTTTTAGCAGCTCACACCATTGGCTTACAATTAATTTAGTTTCTTACCTAAATGTATAAGCTCGCACAATATAAGTATAATGATAATATTACTATGAATACCACTATTATACCAATTTCTTACACTTTCTCAATAAATAAATATATAAAATTATATAAATTAAAAAGAATTATGAAATTTAGATTAAATAGGTATACCCTAGTTTAATGACTCATAGATATGCAAGAAAGAATAAATATACTTATAAAGCTAGATTATATTAAATCTATAGTTCTTCCTTATTTGATGCCTTATTCTTGCACTATAGCCATATCACTATAATTTAGATTATATCTAACACTAAACAATGTTAAAATATAAAAGTTATTAATCTTATAAGCCTTATTTTGTCGAGCCTATGGAGTTTTTTATATATTAATTATACTTAGCAATATTATCTTATTCTTTTTAGTCTCCAATTCTTAATATTAGTTTAAAGGGATAGCCTTTTTGAAACAAATTTGATTTTTAGTGGAAAT